ATCCTAAAACTGCTAATGTGGTAGATTATGATGTTGCAGAAATTATATTTCACGGTTCAATAGAATATGATGATAGTGGTAAACCAATTGGACAACCAAAAGATAGTGCTAGAATGTTAGCGGGTATGATTAAACAAACGAATCAACATATACAATCAATGTTTAGAATTGGAAAACCAAATTTCTTAACCGTACCTAAACATCAAGATTTTGGTAAGATGAAAAATAAGTTTTTAGGACAATTAAAGAAATTACAATCACACTATGCATTAAAAGATAACAGTCGGTTGGGTGAATATCACGAAGCGTGGTGGAGAGAATATGTTTTTAATGCATCTAAACAATTTAAGGTTAGTTTAAAACCAAATCAGTTTGTTAGTTTGGTTAATAGATGGGCATTCTTTGATAAATCATATAAGATTAGTGATATTAAAAAAGATTATAAAGATAATTCTAAATTTTTAGATTGGATATTAAGTACGGATAAGATGGATCACCAAAAGATTTTCAAACAAAATATTAAACCATTTGAAATATTATTTTTTGGTGTTGGTGCAGAAATATTGAAAAATATTAGTGGATATATGGCAGCCTCGCCAACTGCAACCACACAAAAGATGAGAAANGAAGTTATCAAAGCNTTTANTGATTTAAANAGTGGTGGTAATATAGATAAATTAAAGAAATTAAAAATACAAATTGAGAAATTAGAAGCAATTGGTGGATTAGATGCAATAGTTCCAAGTGAAGGTATCGTTTTCAAGTATAAAGGAAAGATATATAAGTTCACAGGAGCATTTGCACCAATCAATCAAATACTTGGTAGTTTGAAATTTGGATAGGAGTTACAATGGGATATAGTAAAGAATCAGAAAGACAGAATGATGTATTAAAAGATTTATTGGCGGGACGAGAACCTGAAAAGCGGATAGTGGTTGGGTATAATAGTGGTAAAGAACCTGAAAAACACGGTGACAAGATAGATAAACTATCTGATATAATGAAAGAGGCTAGGATGCCTTGGTTCTGTCCAGAATGTAAAAAAACAATGAAGAAAAAACTTGATAATAAGTTTTGGAGAATAAAAGGACATTGTTTTGATTGTCAAGTTGAGATGGAAAATAAACTTCGTGTTCAGGGTAAATGGGAAGAGTATGAAAAGAATAAAATATTAGAAAATAAAAAGGCATATTTAAAAGATTTAAAACAAAGTATTGATGAATTTGAGGCAAAAGGTGGTAAGGAAGTATTTTTTAATGAAGTTGGAGTGGATAGAGTAGGAGTTGAGAAAGAAGAGTGGTCGATGGGAGAAGATAATTTTGATAAACTTGTTAAGGAAGCTAGAGAGTATATAGTAGAACTTGAAACGGAGTTAGAAGATGAAAATGTACAATAGTAGGAAATTAATATTACCTGAAGATGTAGTATTTGAATTGATGGATATGACGACAACTCTTGGTGAAGTTGCAGAAGAGTATCATCGTAAAGTTGGACATGATGAAGGAATTGAAGATATTTTGGAAGTTTATCATAGAATTATAGGAAAATTAATGGATTTACAAGAATATGAAGAATTTGAGAAAGAAACTGTAACAATGGATGAACTTGTACATGGTGCAGGTCTTTCGTTTTTAGGAGAAACTAAATGACAAAGGTGTGGCAAGCAATATTGGGATTTTTAGGGGGACTATTAGCTGTATTAGGGCTAGGTACTTTATTTTCAGGGAAGAAAAAAGAAGAAATTAAAAAACTCGATGATGTTATTAAACAAAAAGACAAAGAAGTTAAGCAAACTGAGAAAAAAGTTAAGCAACTTGAGTCTAAGAAGAAAATAAACAAAAAACAAGTGAAAAAATTGAAAAAAGAAGTTGAATCTACTAAAGTTGATATTAAAAGGGCTCAAAAAGCCTCTGAAATCGGTGATGTAGATGAGGCAATAAACTTTTTGAAGAAATTTTCCAAGTAAACTGATATATATGTATATATGAAGAATTTAATCAAAATATTATTATTTATAGGTGTAGGAGTGGGTTTTTCACAAGAAAAGACTTATAACTTTACTGAAAAACAAATTTTGGGATTTACCAAAGAAATAACGGATTTGCAGGCTAAAGATAGTTTAAATACTAAAATTATCAATGATCTCAACTCTATTATTAAGGAATTAGAAGAAAGTGCCCAAACAGATTCAGTAATACTCGTAAATAAAGATAAAACGATTGCAGATTTGGAAGAAAAGTCAAAATTGATAGAAAAAAAGGTAAAATTAGTAAAACCATCTTGGTATGAAAATAAATGGTTATATTTTACATATGGAGTAGTGTCCGTCGCGGTACCTGTGTACCTTGCCGGCCAATTAATAAACTAATGTCTGATAATATAACACCACTTAAGGAAGTAATTAAACAAGAGTATGTGAAGTGTGCTAAAGATCCTGCATATTTTATGAAAAAATTCTGCATGATCCAACATCCAATACAAGGGAAAATACCATTTAGTCTTTATGATTTTCAGGAGAAGACGATAAACGAATTTATGCAGCATAGATTCAATATATTGTTGAAAGCTAGACAGTTAGGTATTAGTACATTAACTGCTGGTTATTCTTTATGGATGATGACATTTCATCAAGATAAGAATGTTCTTGTGATTGCTACAAAACAAGATGTTGCAAAGAATTTGGTTACGAAAATCCGAGTTATGCACGCAAATCTACCAAGTTGGTTGAAACAAAGATGTGTGGAAGATAATAAATTAAATTTACGTTATGTAAATGGTTCACAAGTAAAGGCAGTCTCATCAGGTCCAGAAGCCGCTCGTTCTGAAGCTCTATCATTATTGATATTGGATGAAGCGGCATTTATTGATAAGATTGACGAGATATGGACAGCAGCACAACAAACACTTACAACGGGTGGTAGTTGTATTGCACTTTCTACACCAAACGGAGTTGGTAATTGGTTTCATAAAAATTGGATTGAGGCAGAAGAAGGTAGAGGTATGTTTAACTTTGTAAAGCTTCATTGGACGGTTCATCCAGATAGAAATCAAGAATGGAGAGATGAACAAGATACTTTGTTAGGATTACAGAGTGCAGCTCAAGAGTGTGATTGTGATTTTTTAACTTCTGGAACTTCTGTTATTGATGGTAATATTTTAGAACAATGTAGAGAATCAATGGTCAGGGATCCATTAGAAAAGCGTGGTGTTGATAGTAATTTGTGGATATGGGAGCCACCAAATTATACAAAGAGTTATGTGGTTTGTGCAGATGTTGGTCGTGGAGATAGTGCAGACTATAGTGCATTTCATGTTATTGATGTAGAAAAAGTAGAACAAGTAGCAGAATATAAAGGCAGGATTCCTACAAAAGATTTTGGTAATATGTTAGTGAGTATTTCAACAGAATATAATGATGCACTACTTATTATAGAGAACAATAATATTGGTTGGGCAACCATCCAACAAGTAATAGATAGGGATTATCCTAATCTATTTTATACGAGTAAAGATTTACAATATGTAGATGTTCAACATCAGTTGAATAATCGATATAGAGCAGTAGAAAAAAATATGGTGGCAGGGTTTAGCACTACTGCACGAACTCGACCTTTGATTATTGCAAAGTTAGAGGAATATTTTAGAGATGAATCAGTAGTGGTTCGTTCTAATAGACTGGTAGATGAATTATTTACATTTATTTATCTAAATAATAGAGCAGAAGCAATGAGAGGATATAACGATGATTTAGTTATGTCTTTTGCTATTGGTTTATGGGTTCGTGATACCGCTTTAAGATTACGAACAGAAGGAATTGAATTAACAAAAAAGACACTTGATAGATTTCAAGATGTTGATGGTCTATACACTCCTGAAGACAATGATAACGGTGAATGGGAATGGGAAGTAGGCCAAGATAGAAAGAAAGAGTCTTTAAAATGGCTCTTATAACTAACAAAGAGGTAAAAAATGGCTGACAAAACATTATTCGGTAGACTAAAACGATTATTTAGTACAAATGTAATTGTAAGAAATGTAGGTGGTAAGAAACTAAAAATAGCCGACACAGATCAATTACAACACGGTGCACGAAGTCATCTTGTAGATAGATATTCAAAAATGCATAGTGGATTGGACTTAATTAGTTCTGGATATTCAACCGTACATCAGGTTATGGCGGCAAGACTTGGATTATTCAAGGATTATGAAACAATGGATTCAGATTCTATAATATCGAGTGCACTTGACATTTATTCAGATGAATCAACAATGAAAAATCCGTATGGACAAGTATTGGAAATTCGTTCAGATAATGATAATATACATGATATACTTCATAATCTTTTTTATGATATATTAAATATAGAATTTAATTTGTGGCCGTGGGTTCGTAATTTAACTAAATATGGTGATTTCTTTTTACATTTGGATATTAATGATAAATATGGAATCACTAATGTTATTCCATTATCACCTTACGAAGTGCTTCGTGCAGAAGGAGAGGATCCAGAAAATCCATACTATACAAAATTTTATTTAGAGACTATGGAAGCTACTCATCCTTATTTACAAAGGAATCAATCTCAACATGGAAAAGTAGAATTTGAAAACTTTCAAATTGCACACTTTAGATTATCAAGTGATAGTAATTTATTACCTTATGGTAAGTCAATGTTAGAGGGGGCTCGTAAAGTTTGGAAACAAGTTACATTGATGGAAGATGCTATGTTAATACATCGTGTAATGAGAGCACCTGAAAAAAGAGTATTTAAAATTGATATTGGAAATATACCACCAAATGAAGTTGACAATTATATGCAACGAATCATTAATAAAATGAAGAAAACACCTTTCATTGATGATAAAACTGGTGATTATAATTTGAAATTCAATATACAGAATCTTACTGAAGATTTCTTTATGCCAGTTCGTGGTGGAGATAGTGGTACTCAAATTGATTCACTACCAGGAATGCAATATGAAACTACTGATGACATAGAGTATTTGAAAAATAGATTATTGGCAGCACTTCGTATTCCAAAAGCATTTCTTGGATATGAGGAATCTCTTGGAAGTAAAGCAACACTTGCAGCAGAAGATGTTAGGTTTGCTCGTACCATTGAAAGAATACAGAGAATTGTAACAAGTGAGTTAACAAAGATTGCAGTTGTCCATCTGTATTCACAAGGATTTACCGATGAAGAATTGGTTAACTTTGAGTTGGGATTAACAAATCCATCTACGATTTATGAACAAGAAAAACTTGAAGTGTGGGGAAATAAAGTTAGTTTGGCTCGTGATGTAAAAGATAATCAATTACTTTCATCTGAATGGGTGTATAAAAATGTATTTAATTTTACGGATGATGATATTGAGAATCTTGAAAAGGAAATAGTAGAAGATCAAAAACAGAAATTTAGATTTAGTCAAATTGAACAAGAGGGTAATGATCCATCGGATAGTGGAGAGGCAGTTGGTACTCCAAGTGATTTAGCCGCTATAGGAACAACACCTTCAGAAGATGGCCAACAGGCGGAACCACCCGATACACCAATGGGTTCAATATGGGATAAAGGTGGAGCTCCTGAAGGTGGATTTGAGGGAGCAGGTAGACCTAAAGAGATGAGCAAATATGGAAAAGATAATAGTGCTCGAGATAGAGATCCTCTTGGAAAAGTAAGTCCACGATTGGCACTTTCTCATTATGATGCTTTGAAAAAATCATTGAAAGGTACTAAGAAAGAGATACTAAAAGAGACAACAGATTCAGAGATAATTGAAAATGAGTATGATGAATTTGTTAAAAAAGATTAACATAATAAATGTATAATTATTTGAAGTTTTTATATTTATATATGTACGAAAATATACGGATTAATGGAGCAATTAATGTCTTATAATAAAAAGCATAATAAAATAAAGAATACGGGTATTCTTTTTGAACTACTTACACGACAAATAGCGGTTGATGTATTGAATAATGAAAAAGATAGTTCAGCAATTAAAATTTTAAAAGAATTNTTCAATGAGAAGACTGAATTAGGTAAAGAAAATCAATTCTATAAGGTTCTAATTGAAAAGAGATATAAAAATCTACACCACGCGGAGATATTAATTGAAGCAGTTATCAAAAATCGTAGAAAATTATCTAATCGTAGGTTAAGAAATGAAAAATATAATCTTATTAAAGAGATTAAAACTGTTTATGATGCAAAAGACTTTTTTAATACAAAAATACCTAATTATAAAATTTTAGCGTCAATTTATAATCTATTTGAAGGTGAATCTTCTCGTGAAGATTTCGGGCCAGTAATAGAAACTGATAGTAAAGTGGTTGTAATGGAGAATATCACGGATAAAACTACAAGTGACGTTAAAAAATCTAAAAATAAAACATTTGATACGTACAATACACAAGAAGAGGATATTAGACTCTTAACTTATCAATTATTAGTTGATAAATTCAATAAAAAATACAGTACACTAAACGAATCACAAAAGAATTTGCTAAGAGAGTATATTAACAATCTATCAAATACTAATTCTTTAAGAGAATTCATAGATGCTGAGGTTATCAAGATTAGAAAACTTTTATCACGACAGTTAACTAAGGTTACTGATAAAATTACTAAAATAAAATTAACAGAGGCAATTATTCATTCAAAAACTGCTACTGGTGGGACTCGTGTAAGAGATTCTCACGTAGTTTCTTTGATGAGATATTATGAATTAGTTAAGGAATTAGAAAATGTCCACAAGAATAAGTAAAAAACGATTTGTTGAATTACTTCGTACTTTAATCAAAAAAGAAATTGATGAAGCATCTACAACTGCAACTGCAGGTGGTGCATATGATACGCCTCGTGCTTTTAGTGGTAAGGGTAAGGATAGAAGAAAGTCAATTGCAAGTGGTAGTGGATTTGAAAAAGTAAATGAATTAAATCAATCTATAACGGGTAATAAGATGTTCATGAAACGAACAATCTTACCAATAACTAAAAAAGCTGGTATTAAGAGAGTAAAGATTAAGATATTGCCCCCACAACTTCCAGATGATAAAGATAAAATAGAACTTTCATTTGATGCAGATAAAGGAATAAATGATAAACTTTTAGATTTATTAAAACAGAAGATTGGTAAAAAAGGTTCTATGAAAAGAAAGAAACTTAATGTAACAATTCAAAAAGAAAGTGGTATTATGTATCGAGCTGGTGTGAAGAAATACGGAAAAGAAGGAATGACTAAAATTCAACAAGCTGCGGGTAGGAAAGCATCACACGCTGAAATAGGTAAAATTAAAGACAAATATGATAAAACACGGGAAATACCAGAATCCGTAAATGAAGGTAAGTTAGATAGAATAGGTTCTCAACTTATTAAAGACCTTGATAAAAAATATAAAAATCAAAAAGGTACTATAAGTACAT